ATCATCAGCGGGAACAAACTTGCTATTACCATTATCCAGCGAAATATTGTAGCCATCAGTCGTTACAACGTCTTTGGTGCTGTCGTTATCAATCTTGATAGTCTGGAACGTCTTAGTACCAGTAACACTTTCATCACCGCTAATGTGAACCACATCGTCATTGATTGCGTACTGGTCATTAACTTGCTTGATTGTGATTTTAGCCGTATTTGAATAGACAATGCCAAACGAATACTTCAATCCAATCGTTGAGCCTGGGTCAAAGGCTGGCACCGTATCAGGTGTTGCCGTAGTAGTAATCACACCTACCAGTGTATCCACGTTAGCAACTTCATCGTGGCCCCAGATACCAAAAACCCACGCTTTATAATCAGTTTTGATATCTTTGTTATCTAGAACGGTTTTTACGATAATGCTGGTGTCACCCTTGCCAACACCATTCACTGGCAAAGTTTGAACCACACTATCAATCGCCGTCATACTCTTTAAATCAGTGCTACTATCAAGCTGAGTCGCTGACACTTCAATTCGATCCAGCACTAATCGCGTGTTGTCATCAATAATCGTATTAAATAGCTTGTTACCGGCGTTTGTGACTGTCGTTAAGTTATAACTCATAGATTAATCCCCTCCATTTACTTGGATATATTCTTCACGTTGGCTAAAGACAGTGATACCGGAGTACTCGTTAACCATTGCTGAATTAATGAACTCAGTAGCCTTGATAATGACACCAGCTGCAGTGGCTGAACCCATGCGTCTCATTAAAACTTTAAGCTGGTTATTGTTATCCAGGTAATTCGTTGGAAGCCCGGTAACGTCCACTACAAGCGGTTCGCCAGTCATCTTAGTGCCGTCATAGGCATAATCATTTTTGACAACTAGGCCAGACGTCTTAGGATCAATTTCTAAGGAGTTAGCAACAATACTGATAATGTCGTTAACCGTCCCAGTACTACGTGAGACAATGATTTGCGTCTTTAAAATGAACTTGTACTCTTCATCATCAACGCCATACCGCGGTTGCTGGATTTCATCGCCAATGTTGTCTAGCTCCTCACCTTGAGCGTCATCAATCTGCTTAGCCTTATAGATTTCATCTAGATTTCCTCGCATGCGCAGAAAAAAAGTAGTCAAGAAACTTAGCCACTTGCTCATATTGCTATCCGAGTTGTAATTCCAGCCCACGTCGGTTAGTTCAAACAGACGCCGGTACAGGCTTTCTTTAGTATCAGGATTCATTGAAAGTCACCTCAATGTTGTCATCGCTAATCACTGGTAGCTGATAATCTGAAACTTTAAGGTTATTCATGCCCAGCGTGTCAGCAGCCGTACCGATATTTAATGTCACGGAAACAATCCCGTCTAGTGCGTAAAGGTTAGAGAAGAATTGATTATAGATAACATCTTCACCCATGGTTAGTGACTCTACATAACCTTCAATAGCCGTCTTAATGTCGTCAACGCCATCAGTTTGATTAAAGTCGCTGGTTGCATTGACTGATACGCTAGCGTAGACAGGCAACTGCACTGGTCGGTCAAAATAAACCGTATGGTCATTACCCGCCACGTCACTAACTACCAAGCTTTTACCGCCATACGTTGCGATACCCGCAGCAATCCTATTAAAAATGGCGTTACCGACGTCTTCATCAGTACCACCATTTACATAAAAGTGAATTGTTTTAGCCGGATTGCCTGCAGTATCTGTTTCCATCGTGTCATTTTCAACGATTTTTACCGCGGTAACACCGTCCACATTTAGCATGGCCGTTATCAGCCCGTTGTGAGTGGCCGAATCATTGGCTAGTGCTGCTTGCATGGCTCGCTTTCGGAAGTCATAATCTGCTTCCATATCCTGGCCACCGGCGGCATCAGCATGATTATTAACCGTCTCAATCTCTTCAACCGGCAACTGAGCGTTCTGAATTGAATTGGCAGCCACGTTAAATGCGTCACCTAATTCGCTTGACACTGCAGTAGCAGTACCAGCCCCGTTAACATCCAATTGAACTGGCTCTAAAGTGTAAAACTCGTTACCGAGGCTATCCATAAACACCGTGCCGTCAGTGATAACGTAGTTAGCCGTGCCGATAAATGACAGCGTGACTTCTGCTGCTTTAGCTTGCTTACGGACTAGTCCGTAGTTCGAAGCCACACGATCCAGTGAGACACCGTCAGAGAATCCAATGAATCCAGCATCATAAACACTTTCAGCTTTCTCATCATTTTCGATAAGCATCTGAGCCAGTGTTCGTGCCATCTGGCCAAAAAAGGCCCCATCTGAGAGGTCAATGTTAGGACTGAAGTTAGATTGTAAGTCACCACGAACCTGCATTAAGGCTGTTGGCAGGTCAAGTTGAGAGTAGCCATTTTCATCTAATGCCATCAGCTACACCCCCAAAGTATCCATCACTGAGAAGTTTTGTGACTTAGCAGTAATTTCAATCTTATACGTCATTTTTCGTGTTTTAGGGTCAAAATCAAAACTGGCTGCATTCAGACTATCAATCCGTTCATCTTGTAGCACACAATCACGAATTGCATCAATCGCCAGCTCTTCATCAAATGGCCTAGTCATCAGTGAGTCTCTATCTAGCCCCGCATCTTCATTCAGCAGCCACTCACCTAGTGGGATATTTAGCCGCATACGGACGGCCTGAGCTAGCTCCTCGATTCCCTCGACCATCGGCACAGTACCATCATCATTAATTGGAAAATCATTGTTATCAGTGATCTTTACATCAATTGCCACGCTACAAACCTCCTCAATATTTACCGATTATCGTTCCATCGTTTAGGTCGTGAGTCCGCTCACTAAATAACGTGTATGACTTGCTACCCTTGTGATTAGTGGTGTCCCGATCATCAAATAGCACCTGCACAACGTCACCCACCTTAATATCAAGCTCAACTTTAGCAGTCTGCTTAGTGCCACTGGCATCGGTAAAAGTTACTTTTGTTGCCGGCTTAAGGACTGGAACATTCTGAATTGGTCCACGCTTCTCACCACTCATATAGAGTGCTAGTGGTTGAACTGTGCAAGTATCATTCTTATTTACCTTGATAACTTTGCATCGCAGTGAGACATGGATATCAAGCGCTACGCTACCCGCTAAGCCATCCAAGGCTTGACCGATATTATCTGGTTGTGAACTCACCTTCATCACCTACTTTTTCTTTGATCTAGTTTTCCGTTTAGCTTTAAGTTTGTTTTTACTAGCAGTGTCTTTTTTCTTTTTCTTAGCTGCAGCCTTTTTCTTGGCCGTTTTAACGGTTTTCTTTTGTTTTTTTAGGTACTGAGAGTACGGTGTAACATCAACCGTGACAGTGAATGCATCATTGCTGATATCCCACTGAGCTGAATTGACGATTACCCAGCCAGTAAAAGCTAAGCTTTTTAAATGAAAAATTGCCCCAGCCACTAAGGACCGGCGCAACATAATCACAACCTGGTAATGCGCTACTTTGCCATCACTCGAATCTTGTTTCTCAGGCTGCCCAATCATCCCAGTTGACTCCTGGATATAAACATTGGTCTTCTTCTTTGTTGAGGGATCAGAGATGTAAAGCTGACCGTGTGGCCGTGTTACTGGCGTATCACAAGCTTTAGCAATACTTTTAATCGCTGTATACGGCTTAGAACTAGCCGTGTATCCCTTGGTGTACGCCTTATCGTTGACCAGCTTCATGCCATAAATCTTGATACCAGCCTTCTTAGCAAGTGTCCTGATGATTGATGAAGCCTTTGTGCCTTTAGCGAATGTCAGTGGCTTGTACTTGGTCTTAGAAGTAGTCTTCTTAGTTTTCTTAGAAGCCGTCTTCTGCTTGGTATACTGTCCCTGCACGCGCTTCCGGTATGCTGACTTCTCATTAGCAAGGGTCGTTTTATATGACCTCAGTTGCTTGTTAGTGGCTTTAGGATGAGCCTTCTTCCATTTGCTCAGCTTGGTAGTCTGACCTTTACTATATGCAGCAATGGCCGAACTAACGCTTTTCTGTGAAGCAACTGTTCGAATACTAGTAGTAGCTTTCTGCTTTAACTCTTTGATACCAGAGTAGTCGGCGCCCTCCTTGACATTGAAAGTAAAGGACTTATCTGCTGAGTCATAAGTGTTCGGTGTGATTGAGCTAATTTTACCTTCAGTCAACAGTCCAAGAGTGCTGGCTACACCCGTTTCACTTTTATAACCTGCATAAATACGACAGTTGGCCTTTTTGTTAATGTAAGCTTTCATCGCTTTAGGCAAGTTATAGATCGTAACCGTAGCCGTCCCTGCACTGCCGTCGGCACTTTCGGTTGAGCTAATTTCAAAGTCAGCGACATTACCATCTCGTCCATACCGCTTAATAGTCAGCTTGCCTTTGTCACCATCAATTTCTATTCGAGCCTGTTGCCGATAAAGTTTCATGCTTAGTCACCACCATTCAATCCAGTATCGTCATAATCGCCATAAAGATTAGTGTCTTCACTGGATTCATCTTCGACTAATTCAGCTGAATCTCCATCGTCATCTAGTAAATCATCCGAATTATCGCCAGTCGTAACACTCGGATCCGTGATGGCTGGATCTAAATCATCAATACAGATAAAGACTGTGTTGCCAAAATTATCCCAAGTAATTTCTGTTTCGTGGCCACTTTCATCAAGTGGGACAATATCTTCATCCGGTAGTCGTTCATCATTGATTAACGCAAACAGGGGTTGACCGTAAACCAGGCGCTCGCCCAAAACTAAAGGGGCCTCATTCTCGTCATAAAGGTTGACGTAGAAGGCCCCCGTTGATTCACGATACATAAACTCAAAATTAAAAGTTTCTGTTCCAAATATAACTTCATACATAGTTGGAAAATCGTACTTGTTAACTAGCAACCTATCTCTAAGACCCATCTACTCACCTCCTACGCAATTCGAACTCTCTTACCTTTAATCAACTTTGGCCCATTCCATTTCTTTAGGTCGGTCACCGAAACCTTATGTTTTTTAGCTAACTTTGCGAAAGTGTCCCCTGATTTAACTACGATGGTATTTTTCTTCGACTTACTTTTGCCGCTCCCCTTAGTTCTGTTCAGCTTACCGGACTTTGAAGTGGCCTTCTTAGCTGCGGCAGTATTGCTATTTGCCAATCTAACTTGCTCTAAGGTTAATGTGTACGGCATGGCGTTTAAGTAATCCTTATCAGTCGTCCGACCTAAATCACTTATAAAGACGTTGGCCATTGAACCTTTACCAATATATCTAAGAATTACTCCGTTTTCTCGCCAAGTTTCCATACGCAACCACTTCTTTTTAAGCTTATCCATGTCCCCAGTCATTGAACCGGTTAGCGTAGTCGTCCGATTACTATTTGACGAATACTCGCTATATGGCTGTCCTTTGATAACCGTGTGTGATGTGATTGTGCTTTGACCATCGACGTCAATTGAATCAGGTTGTAGAATTGCATAGCTTTCAGCAGATCCAGGATTATGCGGTGTGATATAGGCATTCTTGGTACCGCCTAAGTCTTCAGCGATATTTGAAGTGACCAGAGACTTAAGTAGCTTGGAATTTTCCTTTTTGAAGTCCTTATCATACTTTTTAAGATTACTCTTCGCGTTTGACAGCTTACCTTTAGCAGTCTTCAGCTTAGTATTGTATGCGGAAAGGCTGTTGTTGATGTTTTTAAGCTGCTTAGTCAACTTGGTCTTCTTGCTGCCAGTTGCTTTCTTCAACTCTTTGGTAATTGAGTTTTTCTGCTTATTCAAAGTATTAATTTTGTTCTGAGTACTTGTAACCTTACTCTGAGCTTTATTCTTGGCATCCGTATACTTCTTAACCGTGCTGTTTGCTGTCGAATACTTTTGATATAGAGCTAAGGCACTATTAAAAGTTGTTTGAGCGGTGGCCAAGTCTTTGTTTTCAACATCTAGTTGTGATTTTGCATTAACAAGCTGCTTGCTGGCATTAACTACCGGAACTTTATAAAAGTACTGAATGTGACCACTAACACCAGCAATGTGGTTATTAAAGCTGACCAGCACAGATAAGTGATCGCCATCTGGATAGACGTAACAAGATTCAGGTTCAGCCATAGAGTAGGCCATGCCAAACTTGCCAGTGTCCCAAGCCAAACTAAACTGTGGAACTTCATTGGTCACATCGATTGCATAAATTTTTGGCGAATCCTTGCCATTATATGCACCAGTTTGAAAAAATACATAAGGGTACGACAAAGACGCTGCCTGAAAGGTTTGTGTGTTGGCGTCAAAGCCAGCAGCCTTTAAGCTAACTGTTTTCAAAACATTCAAGCTTCCACTCATCAAACTAGCCTTGTCTAGCACCTGAATGGTGTTATCAGTTCGTGTAATGGCTGGATAACCATTCTTGCTGTCATACGTCGTCCGAATAGTGTCATAGGTTGGAAAACTGTAGAGCACTTCTAACGCTGAATCACTAGGTGAATATGTTGTGCTGCCAGTAAACGCCACTCTAGTCAATCGCCAACGTGCATTAGCACTATCATAGTTTTTAGATGTGATCCATAAATAAGAAGTCCCACCAGACTCTTCAACGCCGAACATGGAACCGTGGCCACCATCAATAATTTTCATTGAGCTTAATGGACTAAAGCTGCTACTCCAATGTGTATATAGCGTATCGTCCTTATGTGGTCCGGTGCCTAAAGCAGTTGAAGTTATATAGGAACCGTTCTTTAACGGCACGCAGTACTGTGCCGTTAGATATGGTGCGCTGGAATCTGTGTACTGCCCCAGTTTGGTACTAGAATCTTGTGATAAAAAAAGAAAACGTCCGGTGTTTGTTCCGTCGGCGTTTTCCTTTACAAGCTTCAAATAATAATTTGTTGCAGTATTAACTTTTAGTTTGGCCTCGTCTAGCAAAGCTAAGGCCGCTTTATATCGTGACGTTGCTTGACTTGCATCAGAAGCCATTAAATATCTCCCCCTTCACGGTTATCCAAATAACCTTGGAACATTTGTTGCACGACAGCTCTGACTTGACTAGCGACATCGCTGCCAATCTGCTTACCATCGCCGCCATTCGTGTAAACATTAATAGTTGGGTGCATGTCAATCTTGATAGTCCCTTTATTACTCCCAGTTACCTTTCGACCATTAGCTTTGGTAGCAGAATTAGTTCGATTCATCACCGGACCATCTTCGTGTACCTTTTCCAACATCTTGGTCCGAGTGTCAGGTGAAAATAGTTTGTTAAAAATCGAGCCTTTAGAAATCCGGGCACGCTTCTTAGCAACATCTAAGATCTGACCGTCTGCAGTATCACGAGCAGGATTGATCGCCATTTCAGGCTGACCAGGATACTCACCAAAGATAGCTGGCTTATTTGACCAGCCACCGTTTGCGTAGCCTAGTGGTCCACTGACACGGGCAAACATGCCGTTACCACGACCGTATGCAGACGCTGCGTAATGAATACCAGCAAGTAGGTCATCGTAGCCGTTGCGAATATTGCCATGGCCAGGGAATTTGTTCGCATTGAAAGTGGGACCAATTGTCTGTACTAACCCGATTGATGGGTGACCAGCCTTGGCATTAGAATCCGAGTTATTAATTGCGCTTGGATTACCATTTGATTCACGCTGAATAACACGCATCCAAGCGGCTATTTGAAAGGCACTCGCACTAAAGCCGTTAGCCTTTAAAGCTTTAGCAACATAGGGTCTCCAACGACCAACGTTGCCACCCTTCAGGTTACCAAGTGAGCCACCGGCATCACCGAATCCACCTGAAGAGTCTTCAAGTTTCTCGCTTAGCTTACCGAGTGCGTTAGAAGTAACCTTAGTCAAAGCATTCTGACCAGCCTTAACAATGGCACCTTGGATACCGTGCTTCTTAGTTAACTTGTCCCAGCCTTGACCTTTGATATACTTCTTAGCAGCACCAGCAGGATCACTGGCAAAGTCTGAGCCAGCACCCGCACCAGTTAAGTCATCAGCATTCTTATATAGATTGCCGATAGCTCCCCAAACATCACTAGTACCACCAGCGTATCCGGGCAATGTTTTACCAGCACCTAGACCGCCTTTAAATAGCTTGGCAGTATGGTTGGCCGGTAGCACCGTTTCACCAGCATGCAACTTTTCAACTGCAGGTCCATTAACACCGAGCAGTCGCATACGACCAGTGTGTTTGTTGATAGCAGCTTCAATACCGCCTTCACCAACAAGTGATCGTGTATCACGAGTAATTTGGCCACCAGTCGCATTACCAGGCATCATGTACTTTTTCGACTTGTTAACAGGTGTAGAAAATACTGAGGCGTTAACATTTTTAATTTTATTCTTGCCTTTGGCTGAATTGGTCTTAAAAATCTTGCTAGTTGTACTATTTTCCTGGGCTACACTATGCTGACCAGTAGTCACACCCGTATCAAAGTGAGAAATTTTATTAACTTGGTTGCTTAAGAAAGAAGTGAATTTTTCCCATAAGCCTTTAGCCTGACCAGTTTCAGAATTAATACTTGCTAAATGATCCTTAGTCTGAGCTTGAGCTTGACTAACAACATCTGAATGCTGGTTCTTAGCCTGACGTACCGTTTCCTTCTTCTGATCACTAGCTGCAGTAATGGCATTGTCACGCTGACTCTTAGCATGGCTAATGACTGACTTATATTGTTTGTAGCTAATTGAACCATTTTGGTAATATTCCTGCTGAGCCTTTTTAACAGTTGCATTGTACTTCTTATCCGCAGCCGATTTAGCACCCTTGTAGGTTTTGTTAGCGTGACTGATTGTAGAATTCATAGTCTTATATGAAGCCTTAATCATTTTGCTAGCTTGTTGGTCACTCAACTTACCAGACGTATTCTTCATCTTGGTTAATATAGCTTTTTGTTGCTTTGCGTTACCAGATAAAGTTAAATCGGTCTTGGATTGAGCGCGCGCCATAGCACGTAAACGTTTCCGATTAGCGTCTTCTGATATCCGAGTACGTTGTTTTTCGCTACGCTTATCTTCTTTTGCCTTAGATGAGTTCTCACTCTTGTTAGCAGCTTTAATCCGGTTATCGTAACGTTCAACAATTGCGCGTCGACCAGATTCGCCTTTAAGGGTCGACCCGTTGATCTTCACATAACCTTTGCGTTGTAGTTCCGATAATTCACTGGTTTCATCACGCTTGATACTCTTGCGTTTATTGGCATATGACTTAGAAATGCTGGCCATTTTAGCTTCATGCTTATTCTGGTTAACAGATATATCATTAGCAGTCTGAACTTCAACAGTCTTAATTGTGTTTAGAGCTGTACGGGCACTCTTTACACGCTTAGAATATGAAGACTTCTCTGACTTATAAGCCTTTTCAGCAGCACTTTGGGTCATTAACCCGGACGAAACAAATGATTTTAGATTACTCTTTGATTGCTTTTCACTTTGCTTAGCATTTGACTTAGCACTTTTTAGCACAGTGTCATAAGCCTTACCATTCGCGGAAGTATACGATTTTAATGCTGCATTCGTTTTAGATAGTGACTGACGGTCATAGTTAAAGGACACCATCTGATCATAACGTGCAGTAGTGTTTCCTAGTCTACTGGCAACCTGCTTCATTCCGCGAGCAACTGGCTTGGCAATCTTGGCTACTCCCGGTTTGCGTTTGCGAGCGTCTTCAAACTTTTTATCGTCCTGAGTAGTCTCACCCGGAGCAACTTGCATGCCATGGCGCTTAGTAGCTCCAGACGTGCCATCGAAGTGAGCGCCACCGGTTGTACCTGGTAATGCATAGGCCGACTTGGGTGTCTTTTTGACATCCTTCTTGTAATCAGTTTGAATATGAGCTACTAGCTTAGTCTTTGAAATGACATCTGCTGCACCTTTACCAATTTGTGCACCGAGCATTGCTCCTGGGGCTCCACCGATCATCATACCAATACCGCCACCAACAACTGTCCCAGCGGCATGCCACATGTCGTGACCACCTTGCTTGGTATCAATACCTTCACGAATTGATTTGACAGCCGAGTAACCGGCATCGGCTGCCACACCGATAATTGCAGCACGATTAAGCCATTTACTTGCCCCACTTGCCACTGCGCCAGTAGCATTAGCTGCACTTCTAGTTGCTGTGGTAGTTACCGGTGTCTTGCCAGCATAGTGAGCACCCTTCAGGCCAATTGAGCCAATCTGTCCCAGCTTACCTGTTGGTAACACACTAATACCCTGACGGACATAACCTAACGCTTTGACAACTGAACCGATTGCTAATGCAGCTGGTCCAAATGCTGCAGCCGTCATTGCACCAAAAGCAACAACTTTCTTTTGACCATCACTAAGCTTATTGACATTGCGTAGTAGCCCATTAACGCCTTTTAAAACGCTAGTGATACTTGGTAACACTGTCTTAGCGAATTCGATACCCGTTTCAGTCGCAGTTGCCTTGAAGACCTTCAACTGGTTCTGCCACGAGTTCATGTTTTGCTTAGACAGCTTGCCAATGTAATTATTCTTAGTTGATTGAGCAACTTGCCCGTTCAGCTTACGTAGTTGCTTAGTTGAGTTAGACAGGATCAAAGCAGTTTCTTGACCGGTCGTCCCAAACATCGTATGGAACAAGTCGGTCCGTTGAGTGGACGTCATGCCCTTCATATGTTTGTTTAACAAGTCAAAGATATCAACCAGGCTCTTTAAATTACCTTTAGAGTCTTTAAGCTGACTGGGGTTAATCCCCAACTGCTCAAGGACAGGCAATCCAGATTTTTTACCGGGTGAAATCAAGCCGTTTAAGACCTTACGTAACCCTGTCCCAGCAATCGTTCCATCTTGGCCATAATTACTAAGGTCACCTAAAGCTGCAGCTGTATTTCCTAGTGATTGGTGAGCGCTGTGCGAAGTGGCACCCGCATAACGAAGCCCAGAACCAATTCCTTGAAAATCAGTGGCAGTCAAGTCGGCAGCGTAGGCCATCTGGTTAACAGCCTTTTTACTGTTAGCCTTCATAACTTTGTCATTCTTAGAACGCATGCCAAATTGTTCTAAGGCTGACGTACTGTTTGAGACGGTATCGGAATAACTATCACCGGACGCAATTGAACCTTGTAAGAACGTCTTTTGTGACGCTAAGGCTTGCCGAGACGAATAGCCACGCCGGACCAACTCTTCATAGCCTTTAGCAATCTCAGACTGAGCCGTGCCATACTTCGTTGACATCGCCGCGCCTTGAGCCTGCATTTTTGTGACGTTACGAGTAGCTTCAGCCATGCTTTCGCCACCGTTGACGACCAAGTTACGAACCGTTGTGAACTGGTTTTGTAACTTGGTAGCCTGGTTAGCAGCATAAAGGAACCCGGCACCCATGACTGCAGTCGCACCAGTCATTGTCCGGCCAACATCCATCATGCCACTACCGGCCTTTTTAACACGTTCGTAGGACGTTGCGGCTTTAGCTGCGTGCGAGGCAACATTACTCATTGATCGAGTGCTGGTTTTCTCAAAGTCACCAGTGGCTTGTCTAGTTTGGTTAAGCGATTTACGGGTTTGCCCAGTGTTATCTTTTACTTTTATATCAACAGTTTTCGGAATCCCTTTTAGCGAATCTCGAACGCTGGTTTTTGCAGAAGAAAAAGCCTTGCCGATTCGCTCAGTACTAGTGACTGAGCTATCAGCAAGGCTTTTCAATGTCCCATCAATTTCAGTCTGGGACTGACTCACGCGCTTGCTTAAACTATCAAAATTGCCATTGACCTTATCAAGTCTCCGTGCAAGGGTTGATAGTCCTTGTGATGAGCGTCCACCGCCTAAATTTGATAGCAGTTTGTTGACCCTTGTCCCATGAGCTTCGAGTTTATCCAAAGCTTCATCAGTTCTAGTCAACCCTTCTAAATTACCGGCGTGTACGCTAAAGGAGACTTCCGCTGACCGCATTAAGCCGGCAGTTTCCCCCATATCATACGCCCCTTCCTAGCGTGGCCAAGTTCATTTCATACTCGGTTTTCTTTGAAATTGCCCAGCCATAAACATCCATTTCATCACGGCTCATGAGTTCAATCGGTCGGTCATACACACGCGGTTCATTCCCATATATAAACGCGTTGCAGCGCATACTTAGGATCTGATCCTTAGCGACAAATTGCTCAATTGCAGTCGCGGTCTTGAAATGACTAATACAGTGGTTGTACAAGAAACCGGTCACAGGCGCCCATGACCGCAAGCATGCCGCTGTGCTTCTTCCAGTAATCCCAGCCCATCTTTTCAGCTTTACCGTTAACAACCGGGTTCTGAATTGAAGCACCGATTCCTAACGCGTCGTTACCAGCCATCATTGCGCCCCAGTATGCGTGACGACCTTGTTCTGATAAGTCCAGCATGCTAGCGGCTTCTTCAAACCCTGGGAAGACAAATTTGTATTGAATAACGCGATCCATCTTAGTGTCTTGAATGGAGAATTCTCCCCAAATGTGGCCATCTTTTTCGTGTGTTGTTAATTCGCCCAATTCGGGCTTCTTTTCTGTTTTAGTTGCAGTATTTTCTGCCATGATAATTTCTCCTTTTAGCTATTTGACTGGATCGACTTGATAATCCGAGCATGAAAAAACCACCGACCGAGTAGGATAACCTGAACCATACTCAATGGGTGGTAAATTTTGTAGCGTCGCATGTTCAGCATGCATGTGTTCAACCGGTGTCGTAACACTAATTGGCACCTCTTTTAGTGAGCCGCCAAGACGTAAAACATCTTGATAAACGTCACTAAACGGGTCCATGTCGAAAGTAATGGTCCCAGAATTATCATGATTAATTGCGGTCTTACCATTACCAAAGGAATCACTAGAACTCTCTGAAAAGTTGTTAGACTTGGCACCAGAAATAAAGGTGCTGCCAGGTGCCCACTCAGTCACAGGAACACTATTAAGTGCCACTGCACAATCAGCAGCGTCATAGCGGTGATTTGTTTTTGCCATTCGTTATCCCTCCTATAAATTCATAACGATTTGTACAGTTCCACCGTCAATTGAGCTGGCAGGTGTGTATTCAATCGTCAAGCCGTTGTAGCGGCGATTCTTAATGTCGGTTTCGCTTAAGTTTTCACGAGATAAAGCGGTAACTTTAGCCGTCGACTTGTTAGTATCATCACTCATTGCGACAATCCCGTTAGTAGTTGCATCTGAGCAGACTGCTTCAAGAGTAGACTTGAGAACGTTGATACCAGTTGCATCGAGTGGCAGCTTTTCATTCTTTGCTTGGGCTTGCACTAAAGCTTTACGACCATGCTTAACGATCCAATCAACGCCTTGTAAGACATCAATGAATTGACCACCCAACATCTTGCCCCCTGAAGTTAAAGGAACACCTTCAGCAAAGTAGTATGTGTTTACGTTTGCTTGGTCGTAAGGCGTCATTTGATTTTGTTGGAAAGCTAACCGATCTTGTGGCTTTACATCAGCCAATCCAGTTAAGTTAGCCATGTCATAGCTACCAACGGTTAAAGAGCCAACACGACCAATAACGGAGGACGCTAAGACGTTCCCGTTTTCATCGTCTTGCGGCAAGCTCCAGCCAGCAGTTCGGTTATTGGAAGCTAGTGGTGCAAACTTAGAAATATCAGTTCCGTTTAAGAAACAGATATTTTCGCCTTGCGCTTCCACGAAGTTGGACACTGCGGAGACTTCATCATCAGTTGCATCAATTGGAATCACGACTTCCCAGCCTGCGTGATAGCAGTCTTTTAAAGCCGAAATAATATTATCTGTAGACATGCTTTATCCCCTCCTATTCAGCAGCTGTTACGGTGACAGTGGCTGCGGCCGTCTTGTTGCCATCAGCTGTGGTAACTGTGATCGTGGTTTCCCCAGCTTTGACAAAGCTAACTGAGCCATCATCAGTTACAGTGGCCACCGTGTCATCAGCCGACTTAAAGCTGACCGCTTTATTTGTCGCACCAGCAGGCTCAACAGTTGCAGTTAACTTGTCGGTGCCACCTGCCTTACCAGCTAAAGTGGTGTTATCTAAAGAAACACCGTTAACCGCTACGACCGGTTCTTTGACCGTGACTGTAGCATTAGCGGTGTAACTGCCATCTAACGTTTTAGCTGTGATGGTGCTAGTCCCGGCTGATAAGTAGCTGACTAAGCCAGTGTCATCAACTGAGGCAACACTTTCATCAGATGAACTGAAGGCAACATTCTTATTCGTGGCATTATCTGGCGTGACCGTGGCCGTTAATTTACCAGTCTCGCCAATGTCACCAGTTAAAATATTCTGATCAAGTGATAGCCCACTGACTGAAACCGTTGAGCTAGATACGCTGACCGGTAAGATGGCCTTTACTTCACCTTGAACGCCAGTTGTGAAGGTAATCTTTGCGTTACCAGCTGATTTCATCGCTACTGTCACACTGCCATCTGAATTAGTTGAAGCAGTGGCCACAGCAACGTTACTTGATGAAACTGAAACGACCTTGCTAGTCACAGTTGTTGGCATTACTGTTGCAACAATGTTTGCAGTTGTATTAACGGCGCCGATTAATGTCGTTGGTTCAAGCGTGATGCTAGTTGGTGATGTATAAGCATCTTGACCTAGATACGTCTTAACCATTACTGCAGCTGGTGGGTTCGTCCCTTCAAAGATTGCCTTTGCATTGAGATAGACACTGCTATCCATGTCAAAATCGTTTGCTAAGGTATTTAAATCGGTATACTTCGTTAGCGATTCGTCTTCACCCTTTGCAAGCAGTAAAGGCACCGTGTCACCTAATTCTGCTGGAGTATACTTAGCGATCACATTAAATTTGAACGGGCCTAATGGTTCCGTTTGTGAATTAGCCATTTTTGTTAATCCTCCTCTTTATTTGTGTTACCAACTGACGGTTCACCGACGTCTTCAATCGTGGGAGTTCCACCATCAAAGCCACGTTGGAGCCGCAGTCTTAAATCGAATCCATACATAAATTCCCGCTCAGCCTGTAATGGGGTTGAACGGGAACCGGGATTCATAACGTTAACAATGACAATACCGGCATCAGCAAGCAGTAAACGATTTTCACTAGTCCGCAGATTAGCTTGTAAGTCGTCACATGTCTGAATACCTTCCGCCATCGTTGTTGTGTAAACCGTGATTGGAACTGTAGTCTCAAATACCTCGTTATCTGGATAGCGGCTAAACGTATCTGGGCTATTGGTCATGGGCAAATTAAAAGCAATAAACGGCCACTGTTGACGTGAGCCAATCGTATCGACTGGAATCACTGGCAGACCACTTATTGCTGTTATATTTTCTCTTAGGCTTTTGACCATTGCATTCCAATTAAATGTTTGCCGCATGCTGATCACTCTCCTGTAGATAATAGATAGTGATATCGGCAAGTGGACCATAATCATCCATCTTAACGACCTCATATTTCTTTTCAGAACCGTCAGGTCTAAAGGTACTGACTACAGTACCGATTTCAACATCGTGTGTTGAGTACCAAGTAGCAGAATAGTTTTGAACCGTCCCGCCAGCCATCAATGCCAAACTATCAGAAAGACTGTTATTATGAGAACTCGGAATTACCGGCTCATTAGCTTTAATTGGTTGTTTATCCTTGCTTGAACTGGGAATAAATTCACCCATCTCGTTGGTTGTGCCGTCTTCAGTCCGTGTGCCCGGATAAATTAAAATAGGCTGCCCATAAATATTGATTAAACGTTTTAAATTGAATTTCATATAGACACCACCTTCCAACTTATCGAACGTAACAGACTGCCAGTATCAATCAACGGGTCATTCTTCCCTTTGTTAGCAACTGTTAGCGGGGCATTCTTTGGATCGTTCTGCACTTCAATGTTGTGCTGAATATGGGCTTTGATTGAGCGTCCAAGTCGCTTGTACAGTTCTTTAGCTGTCAGTCGCCGCCACATGATCAGATTCAAGTCCCGTACTATTTGCCGCGTAAACTCGTCGATATTTGCATCTAGAGCTGGTACCATAAAAGGCCGCGGCGGAATGTATACTTCTTTCTTGAGGTAAATTCCACCGGTCTTCTTATTAGGCAATGCTAAATAAGGTCCCTTGACCGGCTTGATATGGGCACCATTTTCGTTAACGTTGGCAATCATTTGCAAGAAAGCCACTGATTTACCACCAGTAGCTACAAAAACACCAACTCGCAACTGATAATGATTTAGCAGCTCAAGCTGGTGCTTTATTTCAGGAATATGATTTTCACTAGCCAATTTGAATCCCCCAACCGCCACTGCTAATTCCAAAATCAGCAAGCGTAGATTTATACAGGCTTTCCCACTGATTACCATCGCCAGTTACCGACATCGATAAGTCCTTAGCTTTAAAGTCGCTAATACCATACTGAACGGAGCTGGCCCACAGAATTGATAACGCCTTGTATTCAGTCAAAACTTTAACTAGGCTAATCTTCTTAGCATCAATGCCGTTAATCCCAAGTACGATTTCAAGCGCTTGTTCTACTACACTATCTAAGTAGTCATCGTCTAAGCCTGCTACAACATCGACTGTAGAATTACTTGAAGCCAGCTTCATCATCTTGATAATGTTTGCCAGATCGTAAATCAGTTCCATGGGATCCACCTCTATTCTTGAACAGCGACAATAAGCTTACGACCAGCTTTGACAACGGCCGTTGGTGCTAAACGATTTAAACTAGCCAACTTAGCCGTTGAAGTTTTGTTAGCTGTCGCAATGGCCCAAAGTTCATCACCTTGGACAACGTTGTAATAGATTTTGCCATTCTTGAAGTAGTTCTTTGATGTATCAATATTTTCTGGATACATAATTTTTTACCCCTACTTTCCTGAAACGTCCATCACAGCAACATGATTAGCAATGTCTAGGCGTGGTAACGTGCATTGAGCAGCCACCGTCGTCTTGTTAACTGGTTGCTGGCTCAAGAAGGTATGAACAGCTACACCCTTGTCTGCAATCGCTACAGTACCGTCTAATTGAGCAGCATTTTCTTCTTCAGGAGTTGGAACAAAAACAGTTGAGCCAATCGGTTCATTACCACTACCAGGTAAGAGCACAACTTTATCGTCAGGAATAAACGTTTCAAAAGTATTGGTTGTTCCCTTGCCAGCAGCTTTAACAACGTTTTTGCCTTTGTTGTAAACGGCAATTGATAAACCTAATTCGTCCATCAAGAAGTTAGTTACAACCTTCTTGGGTACAAAAGCCGCTGCCGTATTCGCGTTATTAGCAAGGATCGTACTCTTCAATGAAGCATTGCGTACTAGCTTATTGAAGGTATTTTGATTCATGATAGCCCGTGTCAATTGGGCGCCTGTCTTGTTACCCATAGTTTGTTGGATAGCGTAGATATCATCATACGGTTTTGAACCATCGGCACCCCAGTCTGCTGTAGTTTTAGCAAATTGGTAAGGCTTGTAGTTATAGTTCATGTCACTCGTAACACCATTACTATTGATAGTCACCTTACCAGTAAGCAAGACATCTAAGGCCATTTGTTCACGCCGTAAGGCCGCACGTTGCAGTAACTGTGTTTGATCATTAAAAATCTTAGTTGCAACAATGTTATACATGTTCTTGTCATTGCCATAACGAGCGTTCATCAAGTCCCGGCAATCCTTTTCATTGAAAACAACACCGTTGATGAAGTGCAAGGCTTCGGATTCCTTAGCTTGGAAGCCAGACCGCTTGATCATTGTTACATCAGCATCTAATTCAGTTGCTGTCATAACTTCTGGTAACATGTCTTGACCTTCAGTCCAACGGATGTTACTTGTAGCTTGCTTAGTTGCTGGCATCAAGGTTTCCATTAGCCATGGTTCGCTATAAGCTTGGTTAGTGTTCCAAAAGCCCGCAATGGTGCTGGCATTGATTACGTCAAAAACATTAAAAGTTCCGTTATTCATTCTCTAGTTGCCTCCTATCGATTTGGGAACATAATGCGTGGCAATGCATCTTTAACTTCTTGAGTTAGCATTGCTTGCGTTGCGTCATCAATCATCTTTAGTCCGACAACGCCGAAAACCATGACGGTGGTTGATGTGTCCCCGTTAGTCACATCAGTGTCATGAAGCACAATGCCTTGCACAGTTGGAGTTGTAGTGGATGAACCAGTGCCTGAGTCGCTGGAGCTAGTCACCGGTGCCGTATAAACTGACAACTTGGCAGTCTCGTCATCTAAAAAGCTGGTAACACCACCAACGGGCGTACCAGCTTTGATAATCTTTCGATGATTTTCGTCTTCTGTAATTCCGTCATTCGTAATGATTGCAGGCAAGCCATAATAAAGCTTGGTGCTAAGTCGAATGTCTGTAGTCGACGTATAGTTTTGAGTAATCATTTTATCCCTCCGTTATTTAAAAAATGATGGTGCCTTGCGTTGTGTGGAATGTGCTTGCTTACTTAACTCAGCTCCAATGTTCTTAGGATCCGGTTGATTTTCTCCACCGCGAGTTGGTGTGCTACCTTTAAAAAGCTTCTTCTTTTCGTCTGCAACAATTCGATCGACCAACTTCATAAACTTGTTTGTGTTAGTATCCGTACTGTCTGCATCGTCAGTAACGAGTAATTGGGCTTCATCGTTTGAAAGTGTCAGGCCATGTTCAGCCAAACGATTCTGAACGTTAACCGTCATGTCCTCTCGCACCTTTGCAGCCTTTAATTGAGCATTTTCAGCAAGAATGTCATCAATTTTGGCTTGCTTTTTCTGATCCTCAGTCATTCCGGCCAACTTCTCAGCTTCGCTCTTACCGTCCTCTTTGCCTTCACTCTTGCCCTTCTGATAAGCGCGGTCTGCACGACTGGCAACGAATTGATTCAACTGTTCCTGCGTGGCGAACGTGCGGAATGGTTGGCTATCAGTACTATTTGCAGTTGAAGAGGCCGTACTAGCGGTGCTAGATTGGGATGATTCAGCTGATTGTGTCACTCCAGCCACAAATGAAGCTGTCGCTTCTTGTGCTGTTTGACTTTGAGCTAGTTCGCCACCATCTCCGTCAGGGTTAGGGTCGGCAAAATATTGTAAGTTCATTGGTAATTTGTTAGTAAGCATGTTTGATTCCTCCGTTTTAAAGTCTTGTCACGACTATTTCCTTGCAGTGGTTTAGCGTCACAAGCATGTTTCGGACGTATTTGATTAATTAAATTTTTTGTATCTTCACTAGAGAATCCCAATGCTGCTTTAAACACTCTGGCTTTTTCAGCACCACCATTTTTATTAGTTGAATCTAACGCATAGTGTGTGAATTTGGCTTCGTCAATCACAGCGGAATCAGATCCCGGTAATGATTCAACGGATTCGCCAACATTAAGATTTTTTTGTATTGCTCCCGGTACTAGCCTCGGTCTTATTAGTTGCACTCATTAAAGCAGGTGTAGACTGAGCAATAATTTTAATCACTGTCGTGTCAGGTGAACTCGTCGCTACTTTACTGCAACGACAGTTGGCGTGACTGCTCTCTGGGATAGTCGGTGCATCGGGACTATCAGTACGATAAGGGCTGCCAGATTCTAAATCAATGCACTTACCACACGCACCAGCCTCAGTTACCCAGTTGAACCACTGAACGCCCTGATCTTTAAATACAGCCATTTGAGCATCGTCCATCACTCTAGCCCGTTCAGTACGTACAATGCGCTCAATCACGCTGTCTGTTTGCTGAACAGCGCCTGTAATGGTATGCGGCGTTGGTCTAATATCATCGAATAGTTTACTAAGGTCCTCCTTAGTCAGGCCACCGAGCAATGATTTTTTAACGATATTCTGGACATTGTTAACCAGATTATCGTTGTACATCCAGATCGTGTTGCTCCACTGTTCGCCATTGACTGTTGTTGGAATAATTTTTTCAGCCTTGCTAAGAATACGGTCAATGTTGCCATACTTACGGAGCTTAGCATCACTATAAACTAAGTCTCGTGGAGTTACTGTATACGGCTGTTTATGCACTGGAAGGTTACTGTATTGACGCTTAACCTCATTACTGAACTCCTCATGTAAAGAACCATTCAATAGCTTTTGTGTCTTCATACTGGCGCCTAGCACACTTAAGCCAATTGAGGCCATCAGCAGGTGAAGTTTGTCATAACCCGCAGTGGCGTTAAAACCACGTTTACGCTTATCCGATTCATCATCGCTTGGTTGTACTGATTGACTCGTTTGAAGATACTCAGCTTGATCCTGCTGGCTACTATGTCCAAGTAGACTAGCAATTGATAATACTTCATTTTCCTGATAGGCCAGATAAAAGTAATTCAAATGGTTACGAATCTCAATCAAAGCCTGACGATAGTAAGCATTCTTCCGCTCATTGAGTTGCTTATCCTCAGCAATCATCTTGTCAATGTATGCTCGCTCCTGCTTAACTGTCAGCATTGCCCTCACCAGCCTTATCAGGCGCTACCTTGCCATTCGGATTGGCCGGTTGTGGACCATTCTGGGTATAAAAGCTACCAGGCAATTGGCTCTCAAGCTGCTTAGCCTGCTCCTTATTTTCGTCATCAAGTTTCTTGACCTCGGTTTTGGGATCAGGAACCAATGACAAAGCTTTTAATGCAGTCTCACGGCTCACACTGCCTTGCAACGTTTTTACCGTGCTAGCTTCATCAGCAACGTTGTGTGGAATAGTCAAGTTGTAATCAATCTCTAAGCCTTTCCATGCATCGGCTGATTGCCCACTAGATGTAAAGACTGCCTGCATAATTTGTAAAATGGCGGCACTAAAAAAGCCCTCTTTAGTCAGGGCCATGGTCTTCATGCTATGCAGTTTAAAATCAAGTGCTGTCGCTGCTGCAGTATTGAACTGGACGTCATCAAGGTTGGCAATCTGTGCAATTTGATAAATCAGGTCAATATTGCGATTCAATGCGTTTTCTTGTAGTGCGTCTTCAACGTCCTTAGCAACAAATTTGACATCCATAGCTGCTGAGGTATCGACATCTGCATCTTCCTTTGAAAACAAGTTAAAAACCCGTTGACGCTTAGCTTGCTCAATTTGTTTTTGAGTTAGCTTTACACCCTTAACCACAAGTAACGAGTCAGCAAAGTAATCAACATCATTGGCTTTCTCACTGACTGTCTTATCTGTGTTATCAATCATTGAAATAACACTATCAAATACACCTAACCGTTCGTCATTATCAACGACTTCAACGAGTGGTAGCACACCAACAGGATGTGACTTACTGCTAAGTCCATCCTTATCGAAGCTCTCATCAAAGACTAAACTATTAGGTTCAATTGAACCATCATCATCGGACTGACCAAAGTCTACAACCTTATCTGGCGTGATAAGCTGGCCTGATAAAGCTCCATTACCTGCATGCCGACTTTGCCAATATCGAATACCAGCAATTGGTTTATTGGCTACAGAATCATCATAAATAATGAACGTGTCAATAGGCGTCAGTGAAGCTAAGCAAGACGCCCCATCTTCATCGTTGTACTCATAAATAAAGCCACGGCCATAAATGTCTGCCGACTTACTAGCTTTCTTTAATACAGCATCGAACTTTGATGTGATCATAAAATCATTGATAAAGTCATTAATCTTCTTAGCAGCGGGACTGTCATCAGTACCGTCCTTGTCGTTGTAAGCCATTTTGATTGGTGTCCCAATGAAGTAGCCACCAAACGTATCTACCAGCTTACGTGGCAAGTCAACGATTATACGGTTATCTGGATCACCATGGGGCTTGGACGGCTGATTCATAATATTTAAATGCCGTCCTTTGTAATAGTCCTTCTTAATCTGATAAATCGGTGCCAGATTATTCCTATGGTAAGTAATGAAATTGATAATCTGTTGTGAGTTTTCCTGTATTGGCCTGCTACCAATGTAATGAAAACTATCATCATCATCAATATAGCCATCATCACCAATTGAAGTGCTTGCATCGTCAGTCATCACACCGTCATTAGATACTAGGCGGCCACTGATCAAGTTGTCTTGCAAGTTCTGATAAAACTTACCATAAATTTTGTTTTCACTGCTATCTGCAGTCATGCAGTCACCTCCTAGAATCTCATATCGAATGCTTGGAACCCGCCAGTTTCATCATGCTTGCGAACCACACGGTAAACAAAGTACCGCATGGCGTCCATCGCATGGTCATGCTGCTTTACTACTTTATCCTCACCACGCTCAGCAGCCTTGTCGTCCCAGATGTAGCTGGCAAACTCTTTGAATAGGTTCTTCAACCCTGGGGTGAACATGATCTTGCCCACGTTCATCGCTGATTGAGTCTCACGAATCCCATCCAAAACATCATTATCAGCCTTAATCACGCGATAGCCCTTTTGCCGCAACTTAGCGATAAAAGAAGCAGCAGACGGGTCCACAATAATAACTGGTTTTAAATTGCCTAAGAAACTATCTAGGTCAATAGCGTACTGGTCATCAGTCCGTTGTCGGCTTGAATGGCGGCCATCATAGTAATACTCCTTGAGGCAATACCATGTCTTACCAAATAAACCCCACAGCAGAAATACGGTAGGGTTTTGCGTCCCATAATCACATGAGACGTAATATTTAGTTGCTGTACCGCTTGGTGGCTCATGTACCATTGCAGATTCATCGAAGTTATCGTAGATAACGCCATCGCTGAGTACCCACAGACCTAGAATATAGCGCTGATAGAATACACCGGTATACTGACGTTCAAACCGTTCCAAAACTTCTTTGGAGTTGATTGGATTATCACTCATAATGAAATGAATGTGTAATGCCCTCTTCTCATCTAACTGATCTAGCCATTCAAGTTTGAACCAATGATATGGACCAGATGGGTTGCAGTTAAACCAATACTTGGACCCGGCTATGTTGCATCGTGCCAAAGATTGGTTAACAAATGATTCCGGCATTAGAGCAACTTCATCAAAAAAGAAGCCTGCAGCAGTGAACCCTTGAACCAAGTCTTGGCTAGACTCATCGTTACCACCAAACAAGTAATAATCATTAGTTGTGGTCCCGTAAGTAATTGTTAGCCGGTTTTCAGCACGGTGGTCCACTACTTGGTAATTACGTCCTTCAAGCATTTGTTTGAGTGTTCTAATAACGTTACGCCGCAGTGAACCAATCGTTTTACCAGCCATACCAAAGTTACGGTTATGAAACTCGGTCATTGACCACATCACATAGCTAAGCGACATAATCAGTGTCTTACCGGCACGTACGGAGCCGTCGCAGATAATGGCTTCATTATCCTTGTATTTTGGATTAAGCCACCAGCTCAACATTTGAATCTGCTTTTCAGACAGTGGTGCGAACTCAAATTGGTTCTGCTTCATTCACTATCACCATCTTTGTCATCAGACTGAGACTCCTGTTTATTTTGTTGCTCATAGCCAAGCTTCAACGCATCTATCAAAGTGTCACGACTCATCGTCTTAGTAGCTTCAGGCAAGCGGTCAATCAGCTCTTTCATAGCTTTTTGCTTGTCATAAAGCTTGACTACTAAGCCGTCTTTACCCCGGTGAATCTCCTGTACAACTGACCAATCAATTTCACCGCTGGGCTTGAGATAGATATCTGTAACATGACGTTGAATTGTATCGTCATGGATATCCAGCTGGACATTGCCATCTGAGTCGGTCACAGTCTCCTCTGTGGACTTGTAATCAAGTACATCTCCTAGACTACTAAAAGCCTGCTTAATGTACTCATGTAGCACGTCATCGGCCGTTAGATACAGTTCAGCCTGCTGTTGCTCCTTCAATTCGGACAATTGTTTCTTTACGGCAGTATTTTGCAGTAAGGCTGGTCCGTTAACTCGTGCTGTACTGTACCCACATTTGTAAGCTTGCTGGTATGCCCAAGTGGCGTTAAATCGTTGCAAATAAAAAAGGCAGAACCGCTTTTGCTTTTCTGTCAGTGACCCATTATTGTTCAGTTTTTTTGCAACATGTGTTGCAACATTGTTGCGTCGCGTTGCAACTTTTTTTGATTTACGTTGCCAATGCTCACGATTCTTGCGACTACGTAAGGTACTAGGCTTGACGCGATAACGTTCTGCTAATTCTTTTGGCGTTGCATCAGTCGTTTCATACTCATGCCTTATCTCTTCCCAATTCATTACATACCACCACACCTCACAATCCTAATCTGTACTAACATTATTTACTTTCTAGTGCTTTATTGAATTCTTCTTTATGATTGTTCAGTACTTTATGAATGGCATCCCGAACTTGTTTTGGAGCTATCAGTAAGTCAATAACCCGTTGCATTGCTGCACCTTCCAAATCACTAAAGGTGATAGGATAAGCGACATTATCCTTTTTAATATAGCAATCTAGGTATAGGTCGTGCTTATCACCGTTATATGTCAATTCAAAATAATAGCCACTTACTTTATCAGTACTCAATAATGCTTTATTATTTTGCAGAGTCTTGCTTGACCAAACCGTATAAAAATCAGTCGCTTTAAAATGTGCCTTTCCTTTAGTTAATTCAGCAATGCTGTTGCAATAATCAGCCAGCTTTTTCTGACAAATGGTAATAAAATTTTGATTATCCATATTAATCTCTCCTAATCCGTGTATTTCGTTTTAGGTTCCCCACTGAACTTGATTGGTACTAAAGGGAACTCCTTACCTGTAATAGTCCGTGGTAACATTTCAAGTTTGTCTACCTTCATCTTAGTAACTGCCGTAACATCTGCATCCATGTAAATGATTTTGATGTCTTTAGCATGTAGATTCTTAAGAAAGTCAGCCTTAATAATGAAATTGATTGTAATACCATCTTCATCAATCTTTACGCCGTCTTCGTTGAATCCATCGACACGCTTACCATCAACTAATACTTTTGTTTTTCCAATATCGTACATATATGGTTTCATGGCTACTCCTCCACTAATTCATAGGTTTCTTCAAAAATATCGGGCTTACATGGGTATAGCTCACCGTGAACACCTCGAATAATATAATCACCAATGTTCGCGTGCATCTTGCCTTCTAGAGTGTTAATGTTCCAGCCATCCTTTGATTCGTTCATTACATGATCAAACATTGCATTAAAAATCCAATTGGGCACTTTGTCATCAATGCCAAAGTCAATTACTTTCCACGCTTCAATAGTTACTGGCTTTTTCCGATATTTCATAACAATCTCCTAATCTTTTTAAACTGGTCGAAATCGACCAGTTTTATTTTCCAAATTAAACCCGTTCATGCTGTAATCGCCGTTCTGACGGCTTCCGTTTATTTTCCAAATTAAAAACGCTTCGCTCTTTAACCAGACGCTTGTTCTTTAACCACTTATCTAATCGTGCGTCGGCTTGAATCCATTCACGAGTCTCATAACCGTATTTACTGTGAATCATCTTAGTCATATTCGTCGCTCTCCTCCAGATATTGACGTAAGGTAATTGGAGTTAAATGTCGGCTATTATACTCATGCAAAAATGTAGCAATTAAGGATTTGTCCTCTGCAATATTATTACTACCATTGCTTAAATTTACATACGAATCAAAGTAATCACGTCTTGCCTTCTGAGCTGCATGCCATAAAGAGTAATAAGCGCTATCTGTCCTTACCTTATCCACGCCCTTCATACTTTGACCTCCAATTTTATGTATTAAAAAGCCGCTGCAGTTAGCAACGACTTCTATGTTATTTTGCGTTATCAATTCGATTTTGTGCCACATCGAAGTAGTGGCCGTTCATCTCCATGCCAATGAAGTTACGTCCCGTTTCAACACAACACAAACCATCTGACAGACCTCCAACAATTTTTTATCGTCTAAAAAAGACCCGGTGGCCGACACCGAGTCTCAAATTAAATCGAATCGCCAGCGAAGGAGCACTTCATTTCCTCCATTTGTCACTGGCAATGTTTCCGGTTGGATTCGAACCAACGACACCTAGAACTTCACTCTAGTGCTCTACCATCTGAGCTACAGAAACAATTTGTCA